CAGAACTTCAATTCTACTTCATTAGTATTTGACGCAACTCAAGACTGGGACACAGCGGCAAATCAAGTTTGCGATCTTACCCTGACCGCTAATACCACTTTTGATGCCCCAACCAATCAGGTGGATGGTGGCTTCTATTCTATTACCTTAAAACAGGATGGAACTGGGGGTTGGACTGGATCATGGAACGCTGTGTTTCATTTCGCCGCAGGAACCGCACCTACTCTGACAACTACTGCAAGCGCTGTGGACATTCTGGTATTTAGAAGTGATGGCACAAATATGCTGGAAGTTGGCAGACAGCTTGATGTTAAAACAGCTTAAATGACTAATCTTGTTTTAGGTGCAGGAGGGGCTGCTGCAGCCTACACCGTTGATCAATCTCTGCGGTTTAATTTAGGTGACAGCGCATCTTTAAGTCGCACACCGGGTTCTGATGGAAATAGGAAAACTTGGACTTTTAGTTTTTGGTACAAGTGTGTTGATCCATCTTTTCCGGGTGACAGAGATATATTAAGCACCACTACCGCCGCTGCCCCCACAGATGAGCATTGGTTTAAGTTTGGTGTTCGCGGAACAAATAATCAATTTGTCTTATTTCCCGGTTATAACTACAACATATATGCTACAGATGCGTACTTTAGGGATGTTGGTGCTTGGTATCATGTAGTTTTAAGAGTTGACACCACACAAGCATCTTGGGATGACAGAGTTAGGGTCTATGTAAATGGTGAATTAAAAACAATAACAAACGTATATACCGGTCCTAGTGGTGTGCCACCACAAGACTGGGTGACTGGAATAAACTCTACTGACAAACAGGAGTTGATGATTTACTCCTATGGTACGGATGTTTTTACACCGGGATATTTAGCAGAAGTTTATATGATAGATGGGCAAAGTTTAGCCCCATCATCCTTCGCAGAAACCGATTCCGCCACTAATCAGTGGAAGCCTATTGACGCATCTGGTCTGACATTCGGTACTAACGGTTTCTACCAGAAATACGCTGCAACGACATTAGCGAATAGTTTTACGGATAGTTCGGAGGATATATTTACTCCAACAGAATCATTATCTGTAGATTATTTAGTTGTTGCTGGAGGAGGTGGAGGTGGTAACGCAGGAGCTAACACTGGTTATTGGGGTGCTGGTGGTGGTGCTGGTGCTGGTGGTTATTTAACTGGTACTGGACATTCTGTTACAGCTAAAGAATATACTATAACAGTTGGAGAGGGGGGTGCTGGGGCTGGCTATCAAGTAGCCGAAAATGGCGCGACAGGTAGTGATTCTATTTTTGATACTTATACAGCAGTAGGTGGCGGTAGTGGTGCTAGTGGAATAGTAGACTCAGTAGGGGGCGACGGCGGTAGTGGTGGCGGCGGTTCTTACGGGGCTAGGGCATCTGGTAGTGGAACCGCAGGACAAGGTTACGATGGGGGAGATAATTCTTACACAAGTTCTGGTGCTAGCGGTGGTGGTGGTGGCGCTCAAGGTGGAGACGCTGGTGCTACTGTCGGTGCCGGTGGTACTGGTATATCTAACAACTATAGAGATGGAACATCTGGAACTACGATAGGAACTAATTATTTTGCTGGAGGTGGTGGTGGTGGTTCTCACAATGGAACTGCTGCTTCAGCAACGTATGGTGGGGGTGCTGGAGGTACAAGGGGAGGCAGTGTTAATGGCACCTCTAATGGGGTTGTTGGTACAGCGACTTCTGGCGGTGGCGGTGGCGGTGGATCAAATAGTACTGATGATACGCTTACGACCGGAGGAGCAGGAGGCGATGGTGGATCAGGAATAGTTGTTATCCGTTACATAAGCACCACAGAAAAAGCAACTGGCGGAACAATTACAAGTTATGTTGATGGTAGTGATACATATCAGGTTCATACATTTACTCATGTTATTCACACAATCACCGCAAACGGAGATGTAGCCAATACAAGAGCGCAGAGTAAGGTTGGTGACAGCTCTATTTACTTTGACGGTACTGGGGATTATTTAACCTCTCCTGACTCAACAGATTGGGATGTATTTGAAACGGGGTCTGTGTTTACGCTTGAGGCATGGATAAAATTTAGTTCCACTCCATCCAGTGTTTACAACGATTGGTTTACCCAGATGGAAGATGCTAGTAATGGTTGGAGATTTGGTTTTGATTCAAGTACACCGGGTTATAGCAGCATTTGGATATGGATGAAAAGTGGTGGCTCAACCGTAGTTGATTATATTGGTGGTAGAGATGGAACTACTGATGCTGGTCAAATTACAGATACAGACTGGCATCATGTAGCGATGACCAAGAATGGGTCTGCGATTGTAGGATATGTTGATGGTGTGGAATGTATAGATGCTACAGATGCAGATAGCGATACTTTTGCTGCTGTTCTTGGTGTAGGAGGATTTAGTGTAACTCCGTTGGCAAATTTTGATGGCTATATGGATGAAATACGCATTTCTGATAACCTCAGATACACCGGAGCCTTCACCCCATCAACCACAGCCTTCACCTCAGACTCCAACACACTACTCCTGATCCACTCTAATTGGGATGGTGGATTAGGTGCAGACAGTTCCGGAAACTACAACACCTTCACCCCAACTAATTTAGTGGCTACGGATAAGATGGTGGATAGCCCTACTAATAACTTTGCTACGCTGAATCCTTTAGTTAAGCCATACGGAACCAATACTTTTGCAGAAGGTAATTTGAAAGTTACTTCCTCTCTTGGAATTCGATACTGGGTACCATGTCAATGTCAAGTGGTAAGTGGTATTGGGAGGCTTTATTAACTTCAACTAATTTTGCGGTTGGTGTCATGCCAGATGATTTTCCTGCATCCACTTCGGGGCCACATGCATCCTATGGGATTATATATCGAAGCAATGGTGACAAGGAGATTGATGGCACAGCTACATCTTATGGAGCCACTTTTGGTGATGGTGATATCCTTGGGTATGCTGTAGATATGGATGCTAGTACGATAACTTTTTACAAGAATAATGCATCTCAAGGCTCTGTTTCATTTTCTGGTACTGTCGCTAATGCAGCCTCAGTTATTCCGGGTGGAGTATCTTATTCTGACACCTCATATTTTAATTTTGGTAGTGACAGTTCCTTCGCTGGAAACGAAACCGCACAAGGAAATTCAGACTCTGGCGGGGTGGGAGACCTGTTTTATGAGCCACCCTCCGGGTATCTTTGTTTGTGTTCCTCGAATTTGCCGGTGCCTTCTATCAAGAAATCCGGTAGTGCCTTCAATACGGTACTTTATACCGGGGATGGTGCCACTACCCTAGCGGTTACCGGGGCAGGGTTCGCACCATCTTTCACATGGATAAAGAATAGGGATGCAGCCGATAAACATGTGTTGGTAGATGAGGTTCGTGGGGCAACTAATTATATTTCTTCTAATAACACTGCTGCAGAAGTTGATGACAGCACCTTTGTTGCATCATTAGATTCAGATGGGTTTACTGTAGGTAATGATGTTGTAGTTAATACAAACACAGAGAATTACGTATCGTGGAACTGGTTAGCAGCAACTACTTTTGATCCAGCAACTGACGGAACCGTAACCACTGGATCAGGTAGAAGTAACTCTACTGCCGGTTTCAGTATCGTTAAGTACACTGGTGAAACAGATGCAATGACTGTTGGGCATGGATTGGCTCAAGCACCAGAGATGATTATTCTAAAAAATATTGATGGTGTTTATTATTGGGCTGGTTACAGTAAGGAAGTAGGAAATACAAAATCTATACCTATAAATGATTCTGGTGCACCTTATCCTGAAAAAAGTTGGAATGATACTACTCCAACAGCATCAGTATTCTCATTAGGTGCTCAGTCAGAAACATCATCTCATAGATTTAATTATGCAAGTGAAAATAATGCAGCTGGAACTTATGTCTACACCGGATTCAGACCGGCATTTGTGCTTGTAAAAAAGGTTAGTGCATCTGGGAACTGGATTTTAATGGATAACAAACGAAGCACATATAATGTAGTTGATAAATATCTTTTACCTGATCTTACTGAAGCTGATAATACAGGAGATCGTGGTGATTTTGTATCTAACGGATTTAAGATTAGGTCAACTAGCTCTGCTATGAACTCTTCTGGTGCAGAATATATCTACATGGCATTTTCAGAATCACCATTCAAATACGCAAACGCAAGGTAATAAATTATGTGGTATTCACCAAGTCACGGACTAATAAAAACACCAAGAGCCATTAGTAAGGATGGTATACAGCACCCTGCACAGATATTCCGGTTATGGTCGAAAGCGGAACTGGCAAACATTGGTTTCCATCCTGCACGTTTATCGGTTGCAGATCATCGCTACTACAACACGAGTAGCGAAAACTATAACTTTGACGGTACAACTTCTGAATGGGTGGTGTCTTATGGTTCTTCGGAAAAGAACGCAGATGATCTGAAAGTCCAGATGAAAAGGAAAGTAAAGCAGATTGCATCTTCCATACTTACCCACTCCGACTGGATGAGTATTCGGGAGCATGATGGTGGAACGGCAATGCCAGAAGACTGGAAAACTTACAGAGCAGATGTAAGAGCGACATCAAATACAAAGGAAGTGGAGATTGATGCGCTTGCTGATTTGGATGCAGTTAAGGCTTATCAGAATTATATAATCGTAGAGGTTAGGTATCTTAGTTCCTATGTTGATGATGTTGAAACTATTGGCCCAGAGACTTCATCACATACTAGAGAAGTGGATCAGACATCATGGGGATTTCCTGCTGCACCAGATGCTGAAGCAGACCCATATCACGTTAGGTACGAATAGTGGCTCTAATTCCGGTAGATAATGTCGGACAGATAGGTATCGTCAAGGATATAAACCCTTGGCAGCTTCCTCCAAATGTATGGTCTGATGGTAATAATGTAAGAGCAGAGCATGGTGCTATACTTAAATCACCGGGCTACGCAGAGGTTATGGCGACCTGCCCCATTGTTCCACTTTACATTACAAACTTAAATACCGCAGCAGAAAACTACTGGATCATAGCCGGAACAGCAGCGATTCATGTATTCAAAGAAAGTAATACTACTTGGTATAACATAACTAGATCGTCTGGCGCATACAATGCAACCGCAGAAGAGAACTGGACATCCACGGTATTGGGCGGGATTCTTATTTTAGCCAATGGTTTTGATGACCCACAGTTTTGGGCGTTGACTAGTGGTGAGCCTTCGACTTCTACTCTGATGGCTGACTTGACTAACTGGCAGACAGATAAAGAATGTTATTCAATGAGAGCATTCCGATCCTTCTTGGTTGCCCTTAATGTGACTGACTCTTCAGGTTCGCCTGACGTTAGATATACCAGACTTGTAAAGTGGTCAACAGAGGCAGCTACACAAACTGTCCCATCGTCATGGGATGAAAATAGTGCAGTCGTGGACGCTGGAGAATATGAATTGGCTGACACACGCGGGCCGATTTTAGACGGTCTTCCCCTGCGTGATACGTTTATGATCTATAAGGATGATTCCATATATTCGATGACGTATGTTGGAACTCCTTTTATCTTTGCATTTCGACAATTGTCACCTTCCGTGGGAGTCCTTACAAAGAACTGTGTAGCAGAATTTGATGGTGGTCACTTCTTCTTCGGAAATGGTGATATCTATATCAATGATGGTCAGAAGGTAACCTCTATTCTTCCTCACAAGATTAGAGATTATGTTTTTAATTTCATAGATGGCGCTCAATATAAGAAGTCTTTTGTTGTTGCGGACTATGGAAACACAGAGATGTGGGCTTGCTTTCCCACCGCTGAGAATACCTCCAATCAATGTAACAAGGCTGTTGTTTGGAACTGGACAAATCAAGCATTTACCCTGAGAGATTTACCTAATTTATCTCATATCGGGTACGGTTCTATAGCCGATCCAAATGCTTTTACCACATGGGCTGCTGCCTCATCTATAACTTGGAGTGCTGCTTTGGGGGCTTGGTCAGCAACTTGGAGTACAGTGGAGAATGTTCTTGTCATGGCAGGACTTACTGATACAAAACTTTATCGCAACGCTTCAGGTAATAAGGAAGATACTACTAATATGACTTCCTTCATTGAGCGTACTGGAATGTCTATGGGCAATCAGGGTCAAGAGGATAGAACCTCAGTGAAAAGAATAAAGGCTATCTGGCCCAGAATGGAAGTCTCTGGAGCAAACACTGTGAATGTGTATGTGGGTACTCAGATGGCTACTGAGGAGGGTGTAAGTTGGTCTTCACCGGTAGCGTTTAATCCTGACTCTCAATCTAAAGTGTCTGTAAGGGCGAGCGGTAAACTTTACGGTGTCAAGTTTGAGTCTACCGGAGACTTCGATTGGAGACTAGATGGCTATGACATTGAACTTGATGACGCAGGAAGGAGAGGCTCTAGGAGTTACTAATGGCTACATATAAGGATAGGGTAGTAAAGTCTGTCACCTATTATGAGCCGGGGCCACTACCACTTGAGCAGGAAGACTTAGGATTATATGTTGTCACAGAACTTAAACGATTGGCTAATACTATACTCAACCAAGCATACTTTAGATTAGAGAGGACTCATGTCGCACCAAAAAGACCAAGAGGAGGAGATGTCCGATACGCCGATGGAACCAACTGGGATCCTATCGGATCGGGCGAAGGAATTTATTTCTTCAAAGAATCCACTTCAGCGTGGGTCAAACTGTAAGATCGTACTTGTCTCACCAGATGATGTTCCTTACATCTGGGATAAGATACACGATCATCTAGTTTCTATGACTCCTCACTCA